TAGCTGTAGTTGTACCATCAGACTTAGTTATAAAAGTATAACTAGTATTGCCTTCAGGATCTATACCTACAGTAGTAAATAATACTACAGTAAACATTCCTTCCATAGTAATTACATTATCAACTAATTTACCAACAGTTTTAAATTTTAACCGTCTATTACCTTGTAAATCCATTGATTGCTCTGCGTGACCAATCATAACAAATGTCATATCTTCACGCAGATTTTTGCCAGCATTTGCTACTTCCCAAGCGTGTAAACCAATGTCAGTAAATTTATCAAATCCACGTTCATTAGCTCTACGCATATATTCATTTGCCATTAGATATTGGAAATCATCTACTACTACAGTTTTAATAGTAGGCATATTATCTTTAATATGCTTTAATGTTGCTACTATAGTTGCATGATTATCAGATTCTATATAATTACCTTGAGGATTTTCTTTAGATAATTTAGAATAACTTTGTTTCCAGCCTCTAAAAGGCATAGGTTTTTTTGCAACATTTATTATAAATGTCGAACTAGGGTCTAAGTTTTCTAAACTAGTGGATTTCCCTGAACCACTTTCTCCAATTATTAAAATTTCTTGTGCCATTTTATTTATTTAATTATTACATCAGTTATTGTTTTTAAAAGATTTGATGTTTTCTTTGCCAGAGTAGCGTTTTCTTTAATAAACTTTCTATTACTTTTTACCGCTTGTGATAAATTTTCGAGAACATCAGCTATCGTTTCAATTTGTGTTTGCATTTCATACAATTCCTTACAATCTTTACAATTTTCCATATTTTTCTATTAATTTACGTTTAATACTAACTAATCTATTTTTATGAGCTCTTGGTATCTCATATGTTTCATGTCTGTGTTCAGTAGTAACACTATTTCCCATTTTTTGTATGGTTTGTTCCAAGTTTCTACAAATTTCTATTGCTTTCTTTTTACTCATCTTCCACAATCTTTAGATAAGGCACCTGCTTGTGTTGAAAATCTATTATCAGGTTCATCATCCTCATAAACATTCATATAAGTATCAAGCAACTTACTTTTACTGTCTAATTCGTCTTCTAACACTTTCTCATGTTTATACATTACCATAAACATCCAAAATGCACCAATAAACGTACCTATGCCAAGAGATACAAATACTGCTGTCATATTTACTATTTCTTCCATAATTTAATTATTTTAATTATTTAAATCTATTTTACCAGGTTCATAATACTCATCAACTCTATTATACTTTAAACTATCGGTCATACTTAATACTAAACCGCTTTCACCATCCCTATTTTTAATTAAATGCCAGTAAATCATGGCCTGTTGGCCATTCATAGGGTTCATAATCGGTAAATTATTAGGACCATAAGTTTGTAAATTAAGCATAAAAGGTTTATGTGTTATAAGTACATAATCAGATCCATGAAATACAGAATCACTACCAAATATATCTTTCTTCATTGGATAATGAAGTAAAGGATTTGATAATCTATCTGAAGATTCTAAGTTTCTGTTTAGTTGACTTAGTACTATTGCTATACATTTAATCTCTTTTTTAACTGCCATAAACATTTTATATAAATGAGCTAATATTTCTCTCTCACTATCTCTTTGTCTACCTTTAGTTAATAAAGTATGATCTAGCATAACAACAATACCTAATTCAGGATTATTATGTAGTCTTTCTTGTGCAAAATCTAATATAGTTTTATAAATTTGTTCTACCGTGCCAGGAGAATCAACATAATTTATATCATATTCTTTAGATATTTCTTCTGCAATAGATTCTACTTGTTCAAATACTTCATCTGTTAATGATTCTTTACTTGAGTATAAATCTCCTACAGTCATTTGTAGTTTAGAAGAAATCTTCCTACCTACTTGTTTCATTGCTATCATTTCAAAGTTAAATGAAAGTACAGCAAAATTTTGATCAGGATTATTTTCAAATAAACTAGTTTCTAACTCATTTGCAATAGAAGATTTACCAGAACCAGACATACCACCTATAGTTACAATAGTATTCCAATCTATACCTCCCATACAAAATTTATTTAATTTATCCCATCGTGTTTTTAAAGATTTTTCTAGTCCTTTTCGTCTAGAATCTATGTAATCTACAATTTCTTTTGTAGCCGTGCCTATGTGTCTATATTTCAACACTTTAAATGAGTTTCCCCCCATAATCTACATCTGTTTTATTTACATTAAGTTTCATTTGTTCTTTAACATCTCTCCAAGTTTCATCTTTTAGAAAATTTTTCATTGTTTTCAGATAAGCTATATCACCTCCTTTTTTCTTTTCAGCAATATAATATTCTAAACACTTCTGTAACATAGAACTAGTAATTTTCTTATCTTTTAATATTTGAATATAAAGCTGCTTACATTGTTTTTTATTCTCCCTAAGACTAGCTTTAAATCCATTCTTTCTAATAGTTGTAATTGGATAAGTATCATGAAATAATTTAAATTCTTTCTTATATATATCTTCAATAAGATCAAACAATTCTTCATCATCAGACAATATATTTTCAGATTTCATATCGGCATAACTATCAACCAAATCTTTAATATATTGAATACATTTAGTAGTTGGTAATAAATCTGCTAATGCTTTTTTATTTGCAAGCTCATAAATACATGTAGTATTTTCAGAATATAAATACTTTTTTGTAATAAGATCTTGAACACATTCTATTTCAAATTTATTCTCTTTAAAATATTTTTCTAACAAATGAACTTTATCATATGCATAACAATAAAGCACACAATATTGAGTTAAGGTTAAATTATTTTTAGTCAATAATTCTATAAATGGTGTACCTATTGCTATCATTTTATATTATCATCATTTAAAAATTTCTCTATTTCATTCACTTGCTTTTGATCCATATTATTTAAAAAATAAATATGTTTTCTTTCAATATCTTCTAAATTTTCTTGCTGATGTTCTAGAAAAATAGTTTTAGACTTTTTATAAGGTCTATATTCAACTCCATTTACTATAATAGATTTAGACTTCTTTTTTTCCTTTTTATATATTTTCATTGTCATAACTAAGATTTTATTTGGTCAATATTATCTATCCATTGTGTTTGATAGTCTTTTTTTGTACGTTTACGAACCCATTTTAATTCTTGGCTTCCTTTTACATAAAGATTAACATATATTGCTACTTTACCTTCCATAAGTCTAAGTGTTCTACCAGTTCTTTGGACATTGTCTAATCCTTTTGAACTGCCAGCACAACAAATACCTAAAGAACATTCAGGAACATTAAGGCCAGAGTTTAATGCTTTTACAGACGAAATTATTCTTTTTTTCGTCCTACCATCATCGAAAGTTTTAAGTGCTGCTTTTCTCTCTTTAGCAGACATTTTAGAGTGGAATGTTACACATTCATCTCCTAATATTTCTTGTAAATCTTCTGCAAATGTAATATTTTCACTAAAAACTAAAGCTTTTCTAGTAGAGAACTTATCAACAATTTGTTGTGTCATGTTAAGTTTACTAGAAGCATTAAAACAAATTTTCTTACGTTTTTGCATCATTATATAAAATATATTAGCCCATTTCTTTAATTCAGGATCTTTACCATTTCTATATTTAGTAGCATTTTCAAATGCAACAAACATACCCCCTAATTTAATAGTAGCTAAATTAAACATTTTATTAACCTTATCATATTCTAACATTTCTTCTGGTGTAAATTGTACACTTAAATTATATACTTTATAAGGAGATATTAACCCTAATGTTAATGCTTTATTAGTATCAGTAGTCTTAACTATAGGAGCAAAAGATTTTAAATACTTTAAATACTCTTTATTTTCTGGTACTGTAGCTGTTAAACAATATAATCTATCCCATAAATTATTTTCATAAAAGTTTCTATATTCAGGAGATAAGGTTGTATGTACTTCATCAACTACTACAATATCCCAATGATGCCCAATAAGTTTGTATGCAGATTGTATACACATAAACTCTACTCTAGGTAATAAATGAGTCATATGCCAGTTCTT